ATACCGTGAATGTTGAGTACGTCTTGGTTAAGTTTAGAAACCTCTCTATTCCCCCACTCAATGGATTCATCAATGTGTTTAATTAGATCCATTTAATTTCTTTTTTTTGTGTTCAGAGACAATATCACAATAATTACAATCCCAACATTGAAATTTACATTTCTTGATCTTATTTCTCCAACCCCTTAACTCTTCATGAGGGACACCATCTAAATATATTTCTGAGGATTTTGATAAGATGTCCTTACCTTGTGAATAAGATTCCACTATTTCCATAGTTTCATTTAATCTATCAAAACTATCCCTACCATGCATTTTATAGATATCGATATGATTTAGGTATTCATCAAATTCTTTTTTAAATGGTGGTATGGTTGCAGTTTTAAAGAAGAACGCACCGATTTCGTTTTCCCATTTATGTTCACATGTGACTTTTGATATCTCATGGTGAAAATACGGTAATTCGTTAGGTTTTCTTAAGTTATTATATGAGTAGTGTTCATCCATAACGGGACATCTACCTAAACAACCTTCATTTGTTAATAACGCAATCTCAACGTATCTACCATGTTTTTGTTGAAACATGAGTTGTGCTCTTCTAATGTTCTTTAGTTCCTCCATATCCCTCATCAATATTCTATCAACATTAATGTAGTCAAACCCTTGTTCGGCGGAGTACCAAAAATCTTGTGCGGTATTAACCTTCCTGAGTATGGTATTTTTAATATGCATCTCAGGAAAATGGTCCTTTAAACCCATAGCCACCCAATGACCGTGAGGTATCGTCATGGACCTTAAACCTTTATCATAAAGTGGTTTTAAGTTTTCAATAAATAATTTATAATTTTCATATTTGGGAGACACGTTAAAATTATTGAATGTAGCACTAATTTTTATACCTAAAGTCTCCTGTATCATCAACGCATTATCAAAAACTGAATATCTATCGTCTTCATTTATAACAGACCCCATAGCATCCTGAGTAAAAGGGGGTATTCTACAGGTAAAGTATATATCATATATCCAATCCTTATTCTTTTGTAGAAATGGATAGAATACATGTGTGAACGCCTGTTCACTTAACATAGGATTTAATGGTATTGAGAATATTTTACTCATTTTCTAAACAACCTCCACAAATACCATTACATTCTGTTTTATAAAAAACACAATCTAAACAATCTTGTGGTATACTATAATCTTTATGGTTTTCTCGATATAAATCATCGAACTTATCCCTCAATGATAATATATTGTTTTCTCCCGATATTTTCAATACATTATCTATCTTAACTTTATCTTGTAATGGGTAACAGTGTATTGAGGATCCATCAGGGAATATATCTAAAGGCATGAAACCACAAATTTTATCGTAACCTGGTATTTTGAAAGTCGCGAACCCTAAAGAGTTCTCCATAATTGATTGTTTGTTTCCCCCCTCCCACAAACACGGTGGTACTTGACAATCAGAGGTCACTTGAATATTATTGTAAAGTCCAAACTTTAATATCTTAGTAACTTCTTTACCCATTTCTTTATTGTTAATTAGGTAAGTACCTGTTAAATCTAAACCTAACCTTATTGCATTTAATTTACCATCCAAAGCATGATATAACCACTTAATGTATTCAAACATTTTTCTTTCCTTCCAATCGGACGAAAGTGTTATTGCAATAAATAATCTTGAATTGTCCTCAAATCCCCATGTGTTTGCATAGGTTGAGTAAAGTGATAAGTAGTTTTTCTTAAATAGATTTAACCTATTTTTTTCATCCAACTCAGCACCATTAGGTAATATCCACCTAATATGTTTTATGTTGTTTGTTATATAATCTAAGGTTCTTTTACCAAATAGTAAATTACTGACAAGATTAACCTTATAACCTCTTGAGATTATATAATCCATCAGACCCATAAAATTTGAATGTTGTGTGGGTTCCCCTCCAAGTATTGTAACCTCCTCTCTAGATCCTTCAATATCAAAATGATCAAGTAGTTCACCTACTTTTTCTATTGACATCTCACCAAGAGTATGTTTTAGTCTCGCATCTTCTTTTGTGAAACAGAAAGAACAACCTTTAGCACATGTACCATTTATTGCTAAATTCATTTAGTTTTTTTTAGAAATCCATCTTCAGTGTCAATGGGGTGCTCTCAATTCCTTCCTCTTCTCTTTGTTGTTTACTTAAGGAGATACCAAACTTCTCGTGTTTGAGTCTGTGACAATCCGCCAAAGTGACACAATCTTTTACTCTTTGTTCTAATAATTGTTGTTCAAGTAATAAAGTTGCTAATTTTGTATTATAAGATGTTACGTTAGATATTATTTTATCAACCAAAACTTGTTTATCAATACCTCTACCAGATGAAAGTATGTCAATAACGGGTGTTGAATACGAATTATCTAATTGATATGCAAACGCCTCTCTTTTTTGTTCTTCCCAAGTATCCTTTTCTAAGTTAGATGCATCAACCATTAAATCTTTATGTCTCGTATAAAATCTATCTGAAATAACTTTTAATAAAACCACTTTATTAAAAACAACACCTAAATCCCTATCTTCCTGAGTCAGTGTATACTTAACTTTTTCTTCATCAGTTTCTGAAGATTCGGCTAAGACCGGAACCTCATCCATCAGCGATGAATTAGTTCTAATACTAATATAATCTTTGTATATGTCAGCGAAAATGAAACCCTTACCTTCTTCTTCAGTAATTACCGATGCATTTAGTTTATCTAACTCCAACCTCATATCGTCATAGATGTCATCAATACGCCCATAATAGTAATTCATGTAGGACCCAACAACTCGTATGTATCCAGGTATGTTTCCGGTTATTTTAAAAATAATATGTCTCATTATAAAAGTTTTTCAGTATCAGGTTTATCTGCCTCCCCCAACTTTAATTGTTTTCTCAATGACTCTTCTATTGAGAAACTATTTGTAGTTGCGTTTGCCATTAATTGATTAATGTTCTTATCTATAAATACTGTGTAAGAAGAAGCGAGAGATAAAACTTGTTTTTGTTGTTCTGCGGACATCATTAAAATAGAATCCAAGTTACCTGTACCGATCCTACCATATGAAATCATATCTAACATTGCTTGTTTTGCCATCCTAACAGTCCAATACTCATGTTCAAATTTATCTTCTAATTCTTTATTACCGATTACATCAATTAAATCACTACCATCAGGTAGTTTAGCATCGTCAGTATCTAAGAAATCTTTTATTAAATCAATAAAACCTTGTCTCTCTATGTAAGCATCTTTAAGATTTCTTTTAAATTTTCTAAGATCTATTTTCATATCTGAAATTGTGAGATCTACCAACTGTTTTCTTTTAGGGTCTGTTAAAAATTCTTTACTCTCCTCTTGGATTTGTATTTCCAAATCCTGTTTTTTAACGGTATATTCTAAATGTTCTACGGCGTCTTCTCTACCTCTAAGTTCAAGTAACCATTGTTTTAGTTTCGCATAAGGTGTTATTTGTGCACCCCCAACAAAATTTTCTGCCTTGTACCTTGGTAGTGCGAATGAAACTTGTTCCGCAACTTCAATTAACTTAGTATCTAAACCATCTTTTAGGTTGTTGGTTTTTTCATATTTATACTCTTCTTTCATATAATAAAAATTTTACTATAATATAAGTATAAAAAACAATTAAATAAAGTGTTTATTACTATTCTCTCCAACCACAATGACCTGATGAAGTACCAGCGTTTACTGCCGGTGGAAGACCCGCGGGATTTAAAACTCCCGTATCTGTTTGATAGTACATTTTCCAACTATCGTTATTCTGTAAAGAACTACCGTAACAACCTAACATGTATTGCCAATCTTGGCCCATAGCGAAATTCTCTTCCCCACAATTCGATCTTAATTTTGCAACATTACCAATATTCGTATCTGTAGATGTATCCCATCTTCTCAAATTGTAACCACCTTGGTAAGATCCCTCATTACCGGCATAACCCTTACCAACTTTAGATGGAATACCTTTTTGTTGTCCGTGTGCTGACCATGAACTTGATGAACTTGATATAGTCTCCGTAGAGAATTCCATTTTTATACTACTTGTACTCCATCCATATCCATGGGTTTCATTACAAAAAGAACTCGCTCCACCACTACTACTTATCGAGGTTACCCCATAGTTTGTTATTGTCGTTTCATTAGTTAAATTAAATTTATCTACCTCTGTTCTGTTACCCGCAAAAATCCAAGCAAACTCATGTTCTTTCCACATGGTTCCACAATCGGACCTACTATATTGTAAGTCATGGTTAGATTGGTGGGCGTAGTTAGTGTCGGTAAACATGTTGACCGCAGAAGTTGTGTTACTATGTAGAGACGTTGGTCCTTTATGTGCACTATCCGTATTTACAGACCACATAAAAAATATTCTAAGATTACACGCTCCTGATGTGTAGTTTGCGGGATAGTCCAATAACTCACCAATGTGGGTTGTTTGATCAGTTGCGTTGGTTGCCTTATGTACGTTCTTCCAAGGTGATGAGGATTTATATCCACCGGCGATGTAAGAATAATTAATTATTTGTCTGTACTTAAAATTAGTTCCTTCGTTTTGTTGTGCTGAAATTCTTTCCCAACCCTCATCCACATTAGACACACCCGTATAAACCATTAAATAACTTGTGTGTTCTGATGATTCTTCCAAGAATAAAGAACCAGATAATGGGTTCGATGGTCTCTGTGACTTAACACCTTTCGGTGGTCTTGCAGTAACTCTGTCCACTTTAAGTGAACCACTAACGGACATATTTTCGTATATCATATTCTTAAAATTTTATTCTCTCCAACCACAATGACCTGATGAAGTACCAGCGTTTACTGCGGGATTTAACCCACTTACACTTGTTGTACCCGTATCAGTTGCGTATGTAAATTTCCATGAATTATTGTTTTGGAGACCATTATAATTACCTAACATGTATTGCCAATCTTGACCCATAGTAAAATTCTCTTCACCACAGTTACCATCGGGTTTGACAACATTACCTATATTGGTGTCTGTTTGATTACTCCATCTCCTTAAGTTATAACCACCACTATATGAACCTTCATTACCGGCATAACCTTTACCAACTTTAGATGAGATACCTTTTTGTTGTGAATGGTTTGACCAATGAGGGGAGGTTGCAAAAGTTTCCGTTGAAAAGTTTAATTTGACACCTCCACTTGAAGTCCAACCATAACCATATAGTTCATCCGAAAATGCCGAACCACCATCACTACCGTTTATTGTTGATAGTGTATATGCCGTATGTAAGGATTCTGTGGTTAAATTAAATAACTCAACAGTGGCACTACCCCCACTAAAAAGATATGCCATTTCTGTTTCCTTATGCATCGTACCTAAATCACTTCTTGCTATATTAGTATCCATCTCAGCGGTGTGTGTATAATTAGTATCGGTTACCATATTAATCGCAGATGTATATGTACCATGTACATTACTCGCACTCTTCCATGCACCATCATTATTAACAGACCATACGTAGAAAATAGTTCTACTACACGCACCTGAAGTATATGATGCAGGATAATCTAACAATTCACCCAAGTGTGATGTTTGATCTGTAGAGTTTACCGTCTTATGTACATTCTTCCAAGGTGATGAGGATTTATACCCTCCCGCCAAATAAGAGTAGTTAATAATTTGATTGAACCTAAAACTGGTTTTACCAAAATTACTTTGATTCGCAATTCTCTCCCAACCAGAATCATTTCCATTACCCGTGTAAACCATTAGAAAACTATTGTCGAAACTACCCGATGTCGTCATTTCTAAGAACATAGATCCTTTTTCAGGTGAGGAAGGTCTATCCGCCTTTGCACCTGAGGGTGGTCTTGTTATTCCCTGACCTCTTAACGACCCACTAATTTCTAAATTTTCAAATATCATATCTATAAATAGTTAATTTCTCCAACCACAATGTCCTGATGATGCACCTGCGTTAACACCTGGTGCTAACCCTGCAGGATTTACCGTACCCGTATC